CAAAGCCTATCGAAGCGATCAATCGAGCTACTTGATCCGACTATGCGTAAAGAAGGAGCAGAACTATGGTTCAGTTGGAATCCTCGACAGCCAAGCGATGCAGTAGAAGAAGTATTCAATACTAATCCAAACAGTCAATTAGTTCACGTTAACTATGACGATAACCCTTTTGTTCCTAGTGCAATGGTCGAACTGGCAGAGGTTGCAAAGCAAAGAGACTTTGAACGGTATTCACATATCTGGTTAGGTGGTTACGAGGTTGTTAACGATGCTCAAGTCTTTCACGATAAATGGTCGATAGAGGACTTCGAACCAGTGCAAGGATGGCAAGGGCCATATTTAGGTGTAGACTTTGGTTTTAGGCCAGATCCTTTAGTTGCTGTTAAGTGTTGGGTAAACGATGAAAACCTATATATCGAGAAAGAGGCTTACGGAGTAGGGATAGAAATAGATAATACTCACAACTTTATAACGAAGATAATACCAGAGTTTGATCGATATACTTGTCGAGCCGATAGCGCAGAACCCAAGACAATCAGCTATCTTCAGAGACATGGTTTTCCTAGAATGGAAGGCGTGAAAAAGTGGCCTAATAGCATACAAGAAGGAATTAGGTTTATTCGTGGGTTTAAATCTGTCATAATAGCACCAAGCTGCAAGGGCGCTATTGACGACTTTAGGTTATATAGTCATAAGGTGGATAAATTGTCGGGTGATATAATGCCAGATATAATTGATGCTAACAATCATGCTCCCGATGCAGTTAGATACGCAATCGCGCCTTTAATTAAAGCACAGGCATCAGGTAAAATGGTGATTAGAATATGAGTAATTCAGTTGCAAACCGTTCTCCAGAAATAGAAACAATGCTGAAAATGTCAGCGCCTTGTCGAGACCTTATGAAAGGTGGTCGATATATGCGTGAACAAGGTGAGACTTACTTACCTAAGTTCCCACAGGAGACAGAGGATGATTACGAGGCAAGATTAGCCTCAACATGGCTCTTTGATGGAGTCGGCAAAACAATCGATGATCTATCGGGCAAGGTATTTGAAACGCCTGTTGTTCTTGCAGAAACCAATACAGATCTGGATATTTGGGCTTTTAACGTAGATCTGCAAGGCCGAGACATCGCACAGTTTTCCAGAGATATATTCGATGAGGCTCAAGCGTCAGGCATTTCTTTCATTATGGTAGATTCTCCTGCAAGAGGTGAATTAACTAGAGTGCAAGCTCAAGCAGGGAACTTTAGACCGTATTTTGTTAATTTATCAATAGAAGATGTTCTTGGTTATAAAACAGACGTAATCGACAACGTGCCAACGCTAACTCAGATCCGTATTATGGAAACAATATACACTGATACTGATGATGAGTTCGAGCATAAACAGATAGAGCAAATTCGTGTTTGTACTTTGCCAGTAGAAGATGGTCGAGTAGTTGGATCGGTTAATCTTCGTTTATTTAGGCAAAACGCAGATAATCAATGGAGTCTATACGATGAATATGAAACAGGTATGCCGAGAATATATATAGCTGCTTGCGATTTAGGTCGTGATGGTTACTTGAAAGCCAAACCTCCTCATGCTCGATTAGCCGAGATAAATCTAGCTCACTGGAGATCTCAATCAGATCAGGCAAATATTATGCACCATGCCAGAGCGCCAATGAAATACTTTCACGGCTACAGCAAGGAAGATTTAGAAGAGTTTACGGAAGGCGCAGGATACGCTTTTTTCTCAACTAACGAGAATGCTAAGATCGGAGTTGTGGAACATAGCGGAGCAGCTATCGATGCAGGACGAACTGAACTCAAGGATATGGAGTTTCAGATGCAAGCAATGGGTTTGCAGCTAATCGTATCGAGATCGGGATCATCTACAGCAACAGGTGATATGATTGATGAGGCAAAGATAAACAGTCGATTAGGAATGTGGGCTGATAATCTAAAGGATACCTTGGAGCTTGCTTTTACTTGGATGGCTGAAATGGCTGATATAAACGCAGAAAAGATAGATATAGTCATAAACAAGGACTTTGCTGCAAACGCATTATCTCACTTGGAAATGGACGCTTTGAACAAGATGTATCTAACTGAGGTTATTTCTAAGCAGACCTACATCAACGAAGCGAAACGCAGAAACATATTATCGGAAGAGGTTAGCTTTGACGATGAGCAAGATTATATGATGCAAGAGCCTATGGATGAACCTGATAGTATAGAAACGCAAGATGGCAATAACCGATGATATTCTTGACGATACTTTACGTCATGCACATTACTTAGAAAGATATAAATCAGGCGTAGTAAAAAAGATTGTTGCTTTGCTTAATAAAGGCAACGATAAATATTACGCTCAGATCTATCGCTCTAAAATAGAAAACCTCAATCGCAGAGATGTCGATAAACTATTTGTCAGACTAAAGAAGTCTATCAAAGCAGGATACAAACCAGTTATAGCTTTGTTGGACGCTGAGATAAAAGACTTAGGTCAGGCCGAAAGCAAATGGCAAAAGAAGATTATCGATGGCTTAGTTCCCATTGAGTTAGATTGGGAAGCACCAAGCGAAGAGCAGATCTATGCATCGGTTAGGGCTAGACCATTCGAAGGTCTATTATTAAGGGATTGGTATCAAGGTCTGGAAGATGGAGCGTTTAGGCGTATCAAGCAAAATATTATGCAGGGCTATGTCGAAGGGCAAACGACAGATCAGATCGTTAGGAATATCAGAGATGTATCTGAAGGTAGAACTCGAAGGGCAGCAGAAACGGCTGTCCGAACGGCTTTAGCTCATACATCAAACATCGCTAGAAATGAAAGCTATAGAAGAAACAGGCGTGTAATTAAGGCGATTGAATGGGTAGCAACCTTAGACAATAGAACCACAGCCATTTGTCGAGCAAGAGATGGAAAGGTTTATCCATATAACAAAGGGCCGCGACCTCCTGCTCATGCAGGGTGCAGATCGACAACTATTCCAGTGCTTAAATCACTTAGGCAACTAGGAATTAAGGCTGATGAAGTTCCTAATAAATCTACTAGGGCATCTATGAACGGTCAAGTTTCAGACGAGCTAAACTATGATGGATGGCTTCGTAAGCAACCTGTAGAGTTCCAAGACGATGTTTTGGGAGTACAAAAAGGTCGGTTGTTTCGTAAGGGCTTAACTATGGAACGGTTTGTTGATAAGGGGGGTCGAGAGTTTACTCTCAAGGAGTTAGAGACACGAGAAGCTCAAATCTGGGCTAAAGTGTATGGCAAATAGATTATTAAGATGCGTACCAATCTTAGTAATTTAGACAGGAACTAACCTGTTAAGCGAAACGGTACAGCGCAAAGGAACCATATCATGGCAGAAGAAGCACAAGCAGTAGAAGAAACACAAGTCGAAACGGAAACTGTAGACAATCGAGATGAGTTAATAGCTGATCTCAATAAGCAGCTAAAAGAAACTAATCAGAAGCTAGTCGATTCAAATGAGGAGGCTATGCGTAGACGCAAGACAAATGAGCGTCTGAAGTTAGAGGTCGAGACTTTACAAAATAAGCCAGTTGAACAGGCCGAGAGTAGTAATGAGGCAATAATAGCGCAGATCAAATCGCAGTACGAAGAGAAGCTCCAAGCAGAGCAATCTATTCGTCAGGATCTCGTAAAAAGAAATGCTATGAACGAGTTAAAATCAGAGTTAGCAGGAGAAAATATTATATCTGAGGGATTAGAACCGTTATCTCTATTAGCAAAAGAAAGAATTGGGTTTGACGAGAATGGAAATATTCGTATAATGTCGTCAGATAAGTCTAAACCCCTCGCAGGATCGGGTGGCGATGGTTACGCAACTATTGCGGATCTAGCTAAAGAACTTGCAGCGTCAGGAACAGGTCAGCATTTTATTAAAGATGGTGGTGTTTCAGGAGGTGGTAAGCCTCCAGCGAGTTCAGGCAACAAGTCTGGCGTTAAATCGGTGACGCGCTCACAATTCAATACAATGGGTCAAAGAGAACGTTCACTATTCTTCAAAGATGGCGGCAAGGTCGTTAATGGCTAACCGTTAAACAGAAAGGAAAATGTTATGGCAAACGTCTTAACAGATCTGGCGGCAGACATTTATAGAGCTGCTGACATTGTAGGCCGAGAACTAACAGGCTTTATCCCTGCTTCAACTGTGAATGCAGGATCAGAAGAGGCTGCTGTTGGGCAGAACGTGCGTTCATTCGCTACTCCTGCTGCAACCGCAGTAACAATCGCACCAAGTATGACTATTCCAGAGGGAACAGATCAAACACTAACTAACAAAACGCTGACAATATCTAATCAGCGCGGTGTTCAGATCCCATACACTGGAGAAGATGTACGCTTCTTAGATGGTGGCGCAGGATACGAAACAGTATATGGCGCACAAATCCAACAGGCTATGCGAACACTTGTGAACGAAATGGAAGCTGATTTAGCTGAAGAAGCATATAAGAACGCTTCTCGTGCAGTTGGAACAGCAGGAACAACTCCATTTGGTTCAAACTTCAACACAGTCGCATCGGCTCGTCAAATCTTGGCTGACAACGGAATGCCAACAAATGACGGACTAATGAGCTTGGTTGTAAATACAAGTGCAGGAGTTAATCTTCGTAACTTAGCAACACTTACTCAAGTAAACACAGCAGGAAGTGACGACACTCTTCGCAGAGGTGAGCTACTTAACTTGCAAGGTGTTTCACTGAAAGAAAGTAGCCAAGTGCAGAGCCACACTAAAGGCACAGGTACATCTTACCTTGTCAACAATGCTTCAGCAGCAATCGGTGATACTACGATCCCTGCTGATGGTGGTTCAGGTACAATCGTTGCCGGAGACGTGATTACAATCGCAGGCGATACAAACGCTTATGTTGTAAATACTACTCTCGCAGGCGGTAACTTGGCGATCGGTGATACTGGTCTAAGGGTGGCAGTTGCAGATAACGCAGCGATCACAGTGGGCAATAACTACACTGCAAATATCATGATGCACCAAGCAGGAATGGAAATTGCAATGAGAGCGCCTGCTAAACCAACAGGTGGCGATGCTGCTGAGGACATCATGGTCGTTCAAGATCCACTAACTGGAATGGTCTTTGAGGTTGCTGTTTATAAAGGCTTCAACAAAGCAATGATCCAAGTTGGTGCAGTCTGGGGCGTAAAAGCATGGAACTCAGACGCAATCGCGGTTCTTATGGGCTAATAGATTAGGGGCGAAAGCCCCTTTTCTTACTCACTTTCAAGGAGATTGATATGCCAAAAGGAATGGGTACTTACGGAACTAAGAAGGGCCGTCCACCAAAGAAAAAGGGTGGTAAAAAAAAGGGTGGTAAGAAAAAGTAATGGCAATAGGCGTTAAACATTACTTGCGAAATGGAACTGTCTTTAAGGGTAATTCTCACAGAATGCCAAACGGTCAGATCCATTCTGGAAAGACGCATGGTAGAACAAGCAAACGCTTATATCACTTTTCACAGTTAAGTATGACAGCCAAGAAGAAGGCTAGAAAGAGATAACAGTGCCTAAAAGACGTAAATCAACCGTTAACGCAGCAGGAAACTATACAAAGCCTAAAATGCGTAAACAGTTATTTTACTCTATTAAGCGTGGATCAAAAGGCGGTCGCGCAGGGCAGTGGAGTGGTCGAAAGGCTCAAATGTTAGCTAGACGATATAAAGCAGCAGGAGGAGGGTACAGATAGATGGCTCTCAAGAAGTCGCAAATATCGCTTAGAAAATGGACAGGTGAGAAGTGGGATTATACAGGCAAGAAGAAAAAGAGTCGTTACTTACCAAAGGCTGTAAGGGATAGCTTAACCCCTGCACAAAAGGCAGCAGGATCACGAGCAAAGAATAAGGCCACTAAATCAGGTAAACAATCGGCTAAATATACTAAAACAGAACGCAGAGCATTAAGGCGACTAAGATGAGCAAGCGAGATCCGAGGATAAAAAGGTTGGGTGTCGCAGGATATAACAAGCCAAAGAAAACGCCAAGTCACCCGACTAAAAGTCATGTTGTATTAGCTAAAGTCGGTGATAGGGTTAAAACAGTTAGATTTGGTCAGCAGGGTGTTAAGGGCGCAGGAAAAAACCCTCGAACTGCTGAACAGAAAGCTAGGAGAAATTCTTTCTTAGCTAGACATAGAAAGAACATCCAGAAAGGTCGAATGAGTGCGGCTTTTTGGGCTGCAAAGGTTAAATGGTGATAAAATGAATCTTATTAAGATAAAGCATAAAGGCTCAAAAGATGGATGGGCGCTAGTCAATGAGGCAGATTTCGACAGCAAGAAACACGAGCGTTTTGAGGGCGAACCAAAACGAGCAAGGAATGATAAAGGTCAACTCATAGCAGATGATCCAAAGACTGAAGCAAACGAAGCGTGGGAAGGCGGCAAAGCTCCTAAAAAGGCTGCTAAAAAGAAAGCGTCTACTAAGAAGGGATAAGTCATGGCGATAGTTACAACAGTAGGCGGCACAACAACAAACAGCTATATCACTGTGGCTGAATACGAGGCTTTCTGGACAGAGAGAAACGTAAATATCTCTGGTAATACAGCCGCAAAAGAATCTGAACTGGTCAAGGCGGCTGATTATATAAACAGAAGTTACACTTTTGTCGGTGAGCAACAATATCGCTATCAGGCGATGGTTTGGCCTCGATTGACAGGTATTTATCTTGTTAAAGATTTCCCTATCGATCCCGATGTTATTCCACAGGATATAAAAGATGCTCAAGCAGAGTTAGCTTATATTATTCATCAAGGAACAAACGTATTTGCTACGGTTGAGGGTGGTGCAAAGGTTCGAGAGAAAAACAAAGCAGGGCCAGTAGAAACAGAAGTCGAGTTTACTAACTTTAGAGAAACGCCTCGATTTGTAGCGATTGAAGGATTGCTTTCGCCATATACTATTTACGGTGGCGCTCAACTTAAAATGGTGCGCGGATGAGTACAACAGTCACAGCAATCTCAGATGCAGCCT